CGGCACCACGATCAAGTTCGACACGGTCCAGAACTGGCTCACCTACTGCAATTCGTGACAATGGACACGCGGTACCGCATCGAAGCTGAGTACACCGGGGGGTGTTGGGAGGTGCGGTTTCCGCAGCTGCCTGGTTGCCTCGGTCGGTCTGAAGACTTGATCGAGGCAATCAGTGCAGCGGAAATAGCTCAGGAAGAATACCTCGAGATAACCGGCAGGGCCAAGTCGTGGTCGGAGCGGTGTAACTGATGCCTGGCGTCTCATTCGTTCCCCTCCCGCGCTTGATCGCGCAGGACGACCTGCTCCAGTGGGCACGCCAACTTGTGGACTCCTTACAGGGAATCTTTATTGGTTCCGGCGTGGGGCAGATCAACGGGGATTCGATCCTCGATGGCTCGCTCGTTACCTCGAAGTTGCTCGCAACAGCGGGTGGTATCTACAACGCCACGAGTGTACAGTACCCCATTGGGACGAACCAAATCATCCAGATGCCCAACATCTGGGAGAGCTCGGGTGGCGTCGTTACGTTGGGGAACGAATTGCAGGCGCCACCCTTCTACGGTTGGGGCATCATTACCCTCGGGGGACACTTTAGCGACGCTAACGCGGTGGGAGCGATTGTAACCATCCAAGAGAACGACGGGAGTGGCTACTACAATCGGATCGCCTGGAACGGTGGTATCCCTGTGGATCCCAACATCTCGCTACTACTGCCGATGCCCGCGAACTCGAAGTTCCGAGCAACGATCACGAACACGGCCGTGCAGAATCTCCAGTATGTCTTGTTTACCCTCGGCTCGATTGGCAAGGTGAGAGCGACATGAACGAGTACAGTGGCAGCACGAGTCCTGGCCCAGTGTTTCCCCGCGTGGGCGAGCGGTGGTTCGAGTGCTACATCTGCGGGTTTGACTTCCCACTCTCCCAGGCGAGGAGACACTACAAAAGCGACCGGCTAGTCGACGCGGCTTGCGACGATCAGAAGACCCATCGGGACTACATGAACGAGCTGGTTATACCCAGCGATGCCGAGGCCCAGCGCCGCGAGTCGCCGGAGCAGTCGGTTAGCTGTCAGGGTGAAGCAGACGGCTCCCGCTGGAACGAAGCTCGGTGGTACGAAGGGAAGTGGTACGACCCAGGTGATCAGGACTGTTCGGGTGAGACCCTGACCCAGAAGGGGAAGTGATGGGGACAATCACGCGGGGCATTAAGCGGGGCAACGTACGGACCTTTGACGAGTCCTATAATCGGGGCTACACCGACATATGGGCCACGGAGGTCGACACAGACTTCAACACGCTGTTCGACGCGTGGAACAACGGGTTCCCGGGGAACATAGCCCTCGCAGATAACAGCGTCACGACTCCGAAGCTGGCCGATGGAGCGGTCACAGCGAACAAGTTAGCCCCCAATAGCGTGGGGAGCGGAGCGCTTATTGATGGCTCAATCGGCACGGTTGACCTTCAAGACGGTTCTGTCACGGCTGCGAAATTGGCCCCTGGTGTTATCACACCTCCGGCTCTCATGGATGGGGCAGTCACGACACCCAAGCTCGCAGACGGAGCCGTTACTTCTATCAAGATCGCCGACCTCGCAGTCACCACCCCTAAACTCGCCGACCTCGCAGTTACGACTCCAAAGATTGCTGACCTGGCAGTCACGGATGCGAAGATCCAATCGCTCAGCTGGGGCAAGATAACCGGGGTTCCAGCGGGGATACCCCCCTCGGGACCTGCGGGCGGTGTCCTGCGGGGTACTTACCCAAACCCAACCCTGGCTCCTAATAGCGTCACGCCGGTGGAGATCGCGGATGGTTCTGTCGCGATAGCCGAGTGCGCACCCGACGTGATTGCTCGGTTCGTTCCCTCGTACGGGCCAGGCTACGACAACAAGGTCTTGGTCGTCTCCCCTGGTGGGGGCTCGATCGCGTGGGTTGACTCCCCGCCGGCATCGCTTACACCCGGACAGGTGTCGACGATCTTTCTCGCGGATGCTCCAAACTGTGTGACAGACGCAAAGATCACGTCAGTGTCTTGGTCGAAGGTTTTCGGTACACCGGCGGGATTTCCACCCGTTGGAGCTGCGGGGGGCGATCTGACGGGCGACTACCCAAACCCGACGATCAAACCTGGGACCTCGCTTCCGCCAAATGGTCCCGCAGGGGGCGACTTGTCGGGCACGTATCCTAACCCACAGGTGGGCGTCGGCGCTATCACCGCGGGGAAGCTATCCCCAACGGGCGTGGCCCAGAGCGTCTATGGAGATGCCACAAACGTCCCGGTCCTAGGCGTTCACGCCGATGGTCGTGTTTACACGGCTGCTATCCAGTCTATAGCTTTCCCGGCTCCCCCAACAACACTACCCCCGACAGGGCCTGCGAGTGGAGATCTCACCGGGACGTACCCGAACCCGACTGTTGGGCCTATAGCGAAGTCGAAGTGGTCAGATACCGGTACTGTATTAACTCCTGTACAGGCGGCGCGACCTCTCTATGTGCCTGCGCTCAATGCAATCGTGTGTGGGGCACGGACTATCAAAAGTCGGTTGATCGCACACGGAACTAACGATATCGGTTACGTGAGTTTGAACGCATCTCTTTCCGCGGACTCGACGGCGTGGGTACAAGATGACGTAACAAAGCCGTCTTGGGAGATGCTTATACGTGACGATACTGATCGTTTTCAGGTTAATCGTCAGGGACCTAATGGCACACCGAACACAAACCTGCTTTCGCTTGACGGAGGCGGGCAGCTCTCCCTACCGACGGCATCTCCCTATATTACACTGGGTGCTGGAACGGTTAAAGCCCAGATGTCTTGGGCGGCGGACCGATACTACAATCTTGACCTTAATGCCCCGTGGGGGCCGCAAGATCTCACGAAGCCTTCGTGGCAGATGTCTTTCGATCATACCAACGACCAATTCCTTATCTGGCGTCGTGCTGCAAACGCAGCTGCCGGCACGGTAACAAATCCGTTCATGGTGCGAGGTTCCGACGGCAAGACGGTCTGTTCGCTCGCGGACCAGATGGTTACCCGGAACATGATCGTTCAAGCTAACTCGTTCTGGGCGGGTAGCAACGCTGCTATTCCCGTGAGCTTTAGCACTGCTGCAGCGGCATGGACTGTGGTTGCGAGCGTGTCAGTGTCCGTTCGGGGTACTGGGACTCTCGTCTTGGTGTTCAGTACCGCAGGACTTCGGTATATCGGTAGCATGTCCGCGAACACGGTGTACCTCTCTTGGATGCGAGACGGTTCGATTTTTACATCGTGGAGCTACGATTTCTCAGGTGCGGTATCCGGCTTCTGGGTATTTACGCTTCCCGTACTGGCTTTTTTCGACAACAACGCGCCGACGGGCAACCACACTTATGCCTTGGCGGTCTACGTTGCTAACAATAGTGGATCGGTGCAATCACGCGTAGACAACGCAGGTAACATCAGCGCATGGAGCTTCGCGTAAGGAGGGGATGAAATGCCTGTATCGTATCATTGTGATAACTGCGAGGTCACTGCCGACTCGCTGACCGGATGGTTTATAGTAAGCGTTGGGTTCTTGCATTACATGCTAGATGCTCCTAACCCGCCTGGCGGCCGTATGCTCGATTCAACCGCTCCTGATCTCCTCTTCCACAACACTACGTGCCGCGACGCGTGGTGCGTGAAGGCTGGCCTGACGGCCCCGGTGACACCAGCATGAACTTGAACGAAAGACGAGACGCTCTGGCGGCGCAGCTCGAGAACGTACGTGCGGAGCGGGAGAAACACCGAGAAGGATTCACGCGGTGTTCGTCGCAGCTCGATCAACTGACGGGAGCACTCTGGGCCGTCGACCAGATACTTGGAGAAGGCAATGAATCCACAGACGTACGACGACATCAAGACGGAAGTGATACGTCGGTTGGGGAACAGGCAGGATCTGTCGACGAGGGTGGACCAGTGGACCACGGACGCGCTAACGGAGCTGACACAAGCGCCGAAGGCGAGCTTCAGGGAACTGGACGCCCTACAGGAGTTCGTGGCGAAGGCAAACGTCGCCCGGCTTGACACACCGGCCGACTTTTGGTTCATCCTGTCGTTGCGGGTACCGACTCGCAAGCTGGACCAGGTGCACTGGCAAGTGCTCGATAAGGTGTACCGTACGACGGGTATGCCCACCCGCTTCGCGCGGTACCAAGACTTCCTTGAACTCGACCCGATCCCGGATCGTGACTACCCGATGACGATGCGGTATCGCCGCCGGCTGCCCTCCCTGCAGCCTGGGCTGCAGATCCCCATCGAACGCGAGTGGCACGAGATCCTGATCACCCTGTCGGTGGCCAACGGTCTAGCAGCCCTTCAACGCTTCGAGGAGTCTGCGATGCACAAGCAGATGATTGAGGGCTCGATCTCGGGGCGCCAGGACAACCCGCTGCTCGAGGACGATGGCTACGAAACGACCATCGGTGTGAGGTTCAAGTAGTGGCCCAGCAAGTCAAGGTCAGGACCCCGTTCCCGACACAGGGTCTTTACACCGCTGCGTTGCCCGACACACTGGGGCCGGAGATGTCCCCTTGGTGCCAGAACGTGCGGTTCCGATTCGGGCAGGTAATGCGGACACCAGGGCGCTCAGTTGTGCTAGATACTCGGGTGAATACTCTCCTGGACTTCTTCCACTACACCAACGCCATTGGCAACGAGGGGTATGGGTCGTTGGAGGCGACGGGAGGCAACAACGCATTCGCCCCGTACAACGCGGGTACGAACAGGTTTGGGACCGCCGTGGCGCTACCCGCAGTATGGTCAGGGTGGGGCCAGAGCAGGTTCAGTTGGGCAGGTGGGGAGGATCGGGTCTTCGTTGTTAGGAACTCGGTACCGGCAGCAATCAACTTCGATGGCACCACTTGGAGCATGGCGCAACTTACCGCACCCGCGGCCCGGTTTATCGAGTACTTTAGCAACCGTGTGTTCATCGCAAATCTGTACGGCGCACGCATGCGAGTTCAGTGGGCGACTCGAGCGAACTACAACGACTGGGTAGTCCAGCAGGGTCACAGTGGTTGGCTCGATCTCTACGACGGTCCCGAGATCGAGGAGATCACTGGCGCGAAGGTTCTGAACGATCGGTTGGTGGTCTATCGTCGCTCGTCTATCACGGACATCAGTGCGACGGGTGACGACGTGACCCCCTTCCTGCCCCAAGGCCGGGTGTACGGGCTGGGCTGCATGGCACCGTTTAGCCTAGCGTCGGCGGGTCAGTTCCACATCTTCCTAGCCAACGATTTCAACGTGTACGTCTGGGATGGTGTGAAGCTCACAGCGATCGGGACGCCGATTCACAACTACATCAGGCAGATACTCGACCTGACCAAGATCGACAAGGCCATAGACGCTCCATTTGGGATTACTTTCATGGGCTACAAAGAGTACTGGCTCGTGTTGCCCACCACCCTTTCGGGAGAGGGAACCGTTGTTCTCATCTACGATTACCTCCGGGATACATGGACCCGTGACGTACTCCCTGGGCTAACAGCCCTGTACGAGGTGATGCTCCGCGGCGCGGTGGGTACTGCCGGGTACGATGAGACAGGCTACAGCACGCTCTTCCCAATCATGTTCGCTGGAAAGGGCACGCAGTACTTCATGATCGACGAGCGGGTCCAGGGCGACCGGCTGAACCGCCCGGCTGATGGCGGGGTGGAGATGATCCTCGACACGCCGGACATGTACTTCGATAAGAGCGCTATCGAGAACGCTACGCTTGAGCGTGTGATGATCTCCCAGAACTGGCCCCGTACACCGTCGAGCGACGCCACGTACAACCTCGAGATAAGCATGGACCGGGGGCAGACCTTCTCGATCGTGATGCCGATTAGCCCGCAGGATCAGGATTGGGGCTATCAGTTCGTAGACGTCAATGCGACAGGTAACGTCCGTCGGTATCGTTTGCACTATCCTGCTGCAAATGGTTTCGTGCGGCCCAGCGCAAAGTCCTACACAGAGATATATGTACCCAGCGGAGAATTCTTCCCCGAGAAGCGACCAGCCGGCCAATTTACCCGTAGCCTTCCGACCCCTGGTCTTGAGTAAGGGTAAGTTGGAGTACCTGTGGGCGCAGATGCGGCAGTACCCACAGGTATTCGACGACGTTATCCCGCGCACGTTCGAGGCGTTCAAGGACGGGATGATGGCGCCGACGAACCAGTTCTACGAATTCCTCCAGGGCGAGGACACGATTGGGCTTGCGGCTGCGACTCAAGTGCGAGTACGATTAGATGCGAACATGCATCTGGTCTTGTTCGATCGCCGGCTACGTGGGCGGGAGGATGTGATCAAGGCCGCCATGCTGGACTTCGCACGACGGGCGCAACTGAGGCGGATGACGGTCTCGCTGCCGGAGGACAACAAGACAGCCATCAAGCTGGTCCAACGATTGGGCTACAAGCTCGAAGGCGTCATGAGAAAGGCGCATCTACGTGATGGAATCTACCGTGACTACCACATCTACGGAATCCTCGGAGAAGAGCTCATGGGTCTCGACAGCGACGGAGAACGACCTGGACACCCTGGGGGAGATGGGGTACCTATTCGCGGACCTGTACGGGAAGGACCTGATGAAGTTCCGAGCGACAGTGTTCGTGAAGAAGATGAAGGAGTTCATGCAGGCGGGGACGGGGATAGTCCTGACCCTGCACGAGAAGTTCGACCTGAAGGGGGCGATAGCGGGCCTGTTGTATGAAAACGTGTTTGATGGAGGCAAGTGCGCTTCTGAACTGTTCTGGTACGTGTGGCCAGGTGCGGAGAAGGGATCCGGTACGAAGCTCATCGAGGCTTTCGAGGAGTGGGCCGCGAGACGCGGAGCCACACGGGTCACCATGGCATACATGCTCCACAACATGCCTGAACGGCTTGGAACCTTTTACGAGAAGCGTGGCTACACTCCCTTCGAGACCCACTACGTAAAGGTGCTCTAGATGACTCCGTTCGTGTATATGGTCGACGATTTCTTCCCGCCGTACGAGTTCGAGTTGATCCGATCGTACGCGCACAACCTCGAGTACAAGGACGTCGAGGCCCCGTTCGATCATGTCGTGTATCCAAACATCGGGCTACCCGTGCCGACCGTTGTGCTCGAGCGCATCGGCCAGTCGATGACGTGGCTCCTTGGGTACAAAGTGATCCCAAAGTACAACGCGTTCCGTCTGTCCCCTCGAGGCTCGAACCCACCGCAATGGGCACACACCGACGCCGAGGGCTCTCAGTACGCGATGTTCGTCTACATCAACCCGGGTCCGAGCAAGACAGTTATCCTCGAGCACAAGCGCACGGGGATGATGTTCCACCCGCGGGACCAAGACCAGCTCGAAGCCTGGAAGGAAGACCACAACAATGAGGACGCGTGGCGTATCGTTGGGGAGTTCCCGGGGGCACCAAACCGAGCCCTTGTTATGCGAAGCGATCTAATGCACGCGGCGATCCCGCGGGCTGGGTACGGGGAAACAGCCGAGGACGGCAGGTTGATACTGCTGAGCTTCTTCGACTAGGAGGGTGTTATGGTAGTCACAGCGGCAGCGGTCGGAGCAGCCACGACGATCGGTACCACCGCTATGTCAATGTCTGGTGCGATGGGTGGTGGTGGGGGTGGGGCTCCGCCCGCACCCAACTTCAAGCCAGTCCCACAGAATCCGCAGGACAAGGCGATGAAGGACTACTTCGAGCGGATGACGGTGGCGAACGCGGACAAGACCTACCCTGCGTTCTCAGGCTTCCTGGAATCGGGCGGTGATCCGGACAAGGCAAAGTTCGATCTCACGATGCCCGGCATGAAGCCCAGCGAGGCCGCTGCGTTCGGGTTCGTCGGCCCAAAGGGTGAGACGATCCCCACTGTGAACTACGCTGACGCGGCCTCCGGGGATGTGACCAATCTCACCACGGAGCAGCGCATCTACTTGGCCAAGGAACGGGCTGGACAGGCTGCGACTTCGGGCCAGAAGCCTGGACCGTGGGCGGGGAAGATGCAGCAGCTGGGCGGCAAGATCGGCAGGCTCCAGAACAAGCTGGA